CTTGCGTTCCTCTACTTCTTGATATTGAAAAGTAATGTCCGTCGGTACCATCATAGTATCCGAATGCTCTTAACGGTGTTTCGAGTCCAGTTGTTGCTTCACCAACAACTAAGTTTGACTGAACAGAAGTAAGAGCCGATAAAGATCCTGTAATATTTTCACCTGGAATAGTTCCGTTTGTTCCGTTGACTAACAATGTACTATTGTCAGAAAATATCGAACCTGTTAAATCACCATCTACGTTTCCAGTTAAGTTACCTGTTACGTTTATAGTAGCAGTTCCAGCAAGTTGTGCAGCAGCAATAACCCCAGTTGATGCATCAAATACTACAGTACTATCGTCTGCAATAAGATCGCCTTGAATTCTTCCAACAGTAAGTTGGTTTTCTACATTAAGTTGACTAATCCATGCTTCGTTAAACTGCTTCGTTGATGAGCCTAAATTCCAAGTAATGTCAGTATCAGGAACTAAATGTCCTTGTATTGCTCCACCAAACACAACAATATCACTACCAATACCGTCACCTAGGTTAATATTTCCTGTAGCAGTAATTGTACCTGTAATGTTAATATTACCAGTACCTGTAATGTTATGATTGTTTAGATCTAAGTCACCACCTAGTTGCGGAGTAGTATCAGCTAATACAGAATCAATTGTTCCTGAAATGCTAGTAATACCTCCAGCAGTAGAACCGTCACCTACGTATAGCTGTTTTGTGTCTGTTGTATATACTAATTCACCTGCTAAGGGGGTGATTCCTAATCTTTCTGTATTAGTACCGCGTCTTACTTGTAAGGCCATCTATTAACTCCTGGATAATATTGTTACTAGTATTTATGCCTTTGACTGAAAGATTAGTTACGTTTCTTCATAAATAATGCTGTACGCTTTTTAATATCGTACTTAACTTTCTCAGTATCTAGTCTAAAATCAATACTATCGATAACATCTTCGTATTGCTCGAATAGTTCTTCTAGAGCCAATTCGATGTCTACGTTCTTTTTTTCGCGAGATCTTTTAACATCAATTTCCCAGATCTTTCCATCTTTAAACTTGACATTAATGCTGTGCAAATATTCAATTGGTACAACATCAACATTAATTTCGCTAAAAACCTCAGGCCATGTATCAACAACACCTGGTGGAAGTTTCTTACCCTTAGGCACTCTCGGCAGTTTTCTTAGTTGTTTTTTTGGTAGGAGCAAGTTCTTCTGCTTCGCTGCGTAACCGCTGTGCCTCTTTAAACATTGCATCAGCTTGCGAGCGTAGTTGTTTAGCTAAACTTTCGTCATCCAAAATACCATCATTAGTTGTAACCGCTTCGTCCATTGCTGCCATACTTGGTGTAACATATGCATCAGCTGCATTAGCTACACCCGTATTTGCTACTTGTGGTTTAGCACCACCTAGTGCAAGATCTGCAACAGTTACACCTTTTTGTTGGGCAATAATGTTATTAAGTTCTGCTAAGTTAATAGATGCATTGTTATTAGGGGTCATTTCTACCAAGTTAGTAGCAACTTTTTGCATTCTACCTGTGGTGTGGAAACGGGCAAGCATATTACTACCATCGGACAATTGTGATCTTGCCATTGCTTCGCCAAGTTCGTATGCATCTTGTGCAGTAGCTGAATTAATTAAATTAATAAGCGAGTCATGATCAGCTGCGTCTAAACTTTCAGTCAATACTATGACACAGTTTTCTGGTTCACCGGGTACTACTCGATATACTACGCCGCATTTTTTTCTAGTTTTAGCAATACGACCTACGTGTTTTGTATCAGCCATTGTTATTCTCCTTTAGGTGCTTCTTGTTGTGCCGCAACTGCTGCCAAGAATGATTCTAGTTTATTGTAAATGGTGCCAACTGCTACCATTTCGCTTGTCTTAAATGCACCGCGCTGACTTGCTACGTCAATAACTTGTTTAATTGTAGTTAAGTCATTAACTGTTAGCTCTGGGGTAGCTGCTGCTTCTTTTAAGGGGGTAGCTGCTGCTTCTTTAACTTCTTCGGACATAATTTTTCTCCTGTTATGTAATCTATATTATATTTAATTGTATTTCAAATACGGACACGCCAAAGTGAAATAAGAAATTTCTTTAGCTTCCTCAAATCCAACTTTAGTCATGTTCTCAATACTGTTGCTACTAGATACTGCAACAGCCTTGCCTACATAAAATCTACCTTTAAGATGTTGTTCTATCCATTTAACTAGACTTTGGTCTAAGTTGTATCTTGTAGGCAAAAGAATGTATTCAAAATGCGGAGCAGGTAAATTTGCTCTCCGTATTTCAAAAAAGTTTAATGCATTGACTTCTTTTAGTTTCAAGCCGTTTCCTCGTAATGTGCTGTTAGTCCAAACGGTGCCTGCAAGTTCTTATCACTATGACTATGGATAATAAAGATAGTATCGCAATACGATTCATCACCCCAGCTATTCCAAGGATATCCATCTGTAAACATAATGAACTTCTTAGGTTGAATATCATTATATTTCATGTACTCCCAGTTAGCATCAAAATCAGTACCGCCGCCGCCAATAATTTCGTAGGATGACAAATCATCGCCGCCGTCTGCACTAAAGTCTTGCTCGTTATAGACCTTAGTATCAAAGCACCACAATTTAATGTTGTAGTCTTTGTATTCGTCCATAATGCCTTTAATTTCGCTTAGGAAGTCCTTTGCTTGATCGTTACCGATTGAGCCACTCATATCAAGTGCAATACAAATATCAATAGTTTCATCAAAGTTCATTCCTGGCAAAATGGCACCAGTCATTTGTCCTTTACGGCTTGGCCGGCTAAAGGTGTAATCGTTGCGTATAGTACTTTGGATTTGTTGACGCAGTATTTCGCGCCAGTTCATCTTAGGCTCAGTAAGCTCTTTGATCATACGCTGTACTTCGCCTGGTGTATTACCTGCACCTGATGATTGCGCCGCCGAAATCATGTTTTCTTTGATCTCGTCTTTGATCTTTTTCAGTTCTTCTTTAGAATATGTAGGACGGCTTTTGCTTTCTTTACCGTCGGCTCCGCTACCGCCAGGCTTGCCGTCTTTGCCGTCTTCACCTTCCCAGTCGATATGCTCGTCTAGTAGTTCGCCAAGTTGTTTAAGAAACTCTTCACCTTTATTCTTAGCGTCTTCAAAGATGTCGTCATATACGTCTTCTGAAGACCATTTGTCGTATTTAAAGTCTTGGTAGCAGTCAATAAATGTTGGCTTAGTACCAATACGATCTCGCACAAGCAAATTATTTACAATATAGTCTGCGGCAATATTATAAATTTTTGGAATACGGTCTTGTCTACGAGTTAAGTGGTCAAAGACGCAGTGTAGAATCTCGTGTGCAATAACAAACTCAATTTCTTTGTTTGACATTGCATTAAAGAATTGAGTATTAAAATACAAGTTACGTCCGTCTACGGCAGCAGTACCTAACCAATCATCTGCACTTTTGATCTGCAAACGAGTTGCCATATTACCAAAAAATGGATGACGTAACAGCAATCCAACACGAGCTACAATGATACGATCAAGTACATCAACTCGCATCAATCTAAGTTGTTCTTCAGTAAGCTCTTTAGGTTGCCAATTTTTCTTGCCTGTGACGCTCATTTTGCATTCCTTTTTAACTGTTATGTATGTATTATATATTACTTTACAGGAAAAGTCAAGTGAAAATGGACGTTTTTATTGAGAACGCCCAAACTCTTTTATGGTTACGCTTGTTGAGCGGCAGTAATATACTTACCATAACGTGTATGAAACTCGTCAAAGCACTCAGTTTCATCTGGGTCAATAGGCAAAGCATACTGTGTAAGAGCAAGTTTAATACCCATAACAACTAGCTCAGTCTCAAAGTTATCCATTGCAAAGCGCAGGAAGTTATTTACTTTGGCATCAAACTTTTTATCGTTCTTGTCGCATGCTTCTTTAAGCTCATAGCACAAAGACACAGTTAAAGAGTACATAGCACTAATTTCTTTTGACTTCATCTCTTTAACTTTGCCCTCTAAAATATCAGTAGGATTAGGCATTGTTGCCGACACTCGACGATGTGCCATAAATTTTACAGCAAGACCTTCGCCTACTGCGCCACTAACTAAATCAGTAGTAGTGGTGTCATCGTCATCATCTTCAAGCAATTCACTAACAAACGTCCATGAACGAGGAGTAGCAAACGAACGACTTGGGCTCTTGGGATCAAAGTCGTACAAGTCTTTCTTTGCAAATGTCAAGTAACCTACAACATCGCGGTGTACTTTGTTATCAACTGCCCACTGGAACCAGTCATCAAATGATACTGCAAGTTCTAAGTGTACAAAGCGGTTAGCCAACGGAGCAGGCATACGGTACGTAACGCCCTTATCAGCTTCACGGTTACCAGCGGCAATAATAAGAACATTATCTGGTAATGTATACTGTCCAACTTTGCGATTCAAAATCAACTGATATGCTGCCGCTTGTACACTAGGAGCCGCTGAGTTCATTTCGTCTAGGAAAAGAATAATGAATTTATATTTAGATGCCATTTCAGCATCTGGCAACTCGCTAGGAGCACCCCAAACCATTTTGTGCTGATTTGGATCAAAGTACGGAATGCCTTTGATGTCTGTAGGTTCCCAAAGGCTCAAACGAATATCAATAACTTTGGCTTCCATTTGTTCACCAATCTGATGAACAATATCTGATTTACCAATACCTGGAGGACCCCAAAGGAACAACGGACGCTTTTTCTTAAAAGCACGTACAATGCTTTTCTTTGCGCTGTTAGGAGTAACGGTACGAAGTGTGGAGATTTCCATTTTGTGTTCCTTAAAGGGTTATAAGTGCTTGTGTCTAACTATGTATATATAATAACACTGATAACAGCAAAGGTCAACCACTATTGGAGTCTAAATCGTCTTTTTTATGTCTGTTTAGGGCCTTTGTTAGGCCATACTTGCGTATATCGCCGCTAAACAGGTGTAATTCCATGGCTTTTTTCTCGTTTGTAACAATAATGCCATGCCTACCTAAGTAATACGGACAGTCGATAAAGTTGTCCATCCAAATTATTACATTAGTAGTAAGCTCAAAATCTCTAGGATACGGAACTTCATAGGTAGTAAGTTCTATATCTTCTGTAATAAAGCGAAAGCCTTCATCAGTAAGACGCAGCCCGCCTGTATCTTTTGCTCGTGTGTTCTTCCACCACACCGGAAAATACTCCTTTACAGCAGACTCACCGATACTTTTGTCAGCAGCCTTAAGGAATATTTTAGTGTAGGTTTCTTTCCAGTTCATTCGAAGATCGTTTCGCCTGTGGTAAGTTTAACCACAGAAAATTCGTCACTATTAAACAAATTGTTTAATTTTTTGGCTAGATTAAATGCATGCCCAGGATTTGAGAAGCTGGTCTTTTTATACTTAGGTCCTGGATAGCTAGTAAGCATATTTGCACTTTTAAGATTAAAAGGCTGATTTTGGAAAAACACAGCCCAAATGGCATCAGAATGTAAGACTTGTTCAGTTTTATAAGTCTTTTTATCTACATGTTCTTTTAATATGGTAGGCTTGGGTCTGCTCATATACGTTGTCCTTTAGTTAACTACGCATATATTTATCTCTTTTTAGAGTAGATTTACCACTTGCTTCCGCCATCCATATTAATTTGAATCACATCGTCCGCACCGCTATTCTTACGTGCAAGCAACTGCTCAAGGTCGCCGTTTAATCTTGCCATAACTTCGCCTAGAGTAAATGCAAGGCGTCGAGCTTGATCAATATTCATCTTCAGCTCTTTTTGGTTAGATGCATCAGCGCCCTTAACTTGACTAATAAACTGCTGAATAGGATTAGTGTTTAAAGGTTCAACGGTTGACACAGCTTAACTCCTGACGCATCTCAATTTCACTTTTGAATGGACCTTTAGTAGTGTAACGTTCTACTGTAATAAGTTTAGGACAAAAGCTCTTAACCCAACCTTTTTCAAACTGAATAATATAGTATCCTGCACAGTACAAACTCTTGCTCTTATCGCTTTTAGTAAACAAAGGAAGTTTACGTTTTACGTCAAACATAGGGTTAAAAGGAGTTGAGTTAGTTGCATAACCGTGTACTTCTTTTGTACTGATTTCAGTTATTGCTAACTCAGTCCAACTTAGTTTTTGATCTAATGCTTTAGTAAGTTGGTTTTCAGTATGATAAAATTTAGTACCTGTCGGAGTACTTAAAATATACTGATCCTCATTTAAACTAATAGTGCCAAATTTAACACCTTTGTCTTCAACAATCCAAAACTTATTTTTAATAATTTCTTTTGCATTCATACCGGATACCTCGCATTTAATGGCTCTGCATAATAAGTAGCTTGATCTGCAATACGTTGCATATCCCACTTAGCACAGAATTTCATAAGACGCATGCCTACTTGATCTACTGTCTTAGGCACAGCATGCTCTTTAATTGTAGTAGTAATTAGTTCTTTAATGTGTTCGGGTTGTGCAGTTAAGTCACACAGTACTACATTACGCTGATAATCATCTAGCACACGATGTTCGACACCTTCATGATCAGTCCAACGCTGTAGCATCATGTTATTCCAGTTAAAGCCTTTTGTAACTTTATCTTCAAACGCTTCTGTAAGGCCAACTTTGTTCTTAGTGCCTTTTGTACGCACACCGGGATATGCACTAAACACATTATCACTAGTGTCGCCACGCATACACTTTTCAAAAATTTGCCACTTAGGATTAGGAGCAGGTTTTACTTCTTTGGTCTTCTTGTCAATAATAGGCTCACGCTTCTTATCGTCAAAGTATCCTTTGTGTGTAATAATTGTATTACTCACACCGTTGTACTGCTGTACATTAGGTGCAATAAGTTGTGCAAAGTCGCCATCTGTACTAATAATAATATGAGTGTCATTCGGGTGCATTTGTACCCAACCTGCAATAAGATCATCTGCTTCTAGTTGCTTGTGTTGCATAACAGTACAGTTAGTCTTTTCTGTAACAAAGTTTTTAAACTCGTCAAAGATTTCCCAAAACGCTGTATCTTCTGCAGATTCAGTAGGAGTAAGTTTATCACGTGCAACTTGTCTGTTACGCTTGTAAGGAGCATAAAAGTCCTTACGCCAGCTACGACCTTCTAAACAGAACACAACGTGATCTGCTTTAAAGTCAGTCCATGCTTTCTTTACACTGTTTAGCGTAATGTGTAGTGCCATGCCTACCTTTGTGTCGATATCGCCGCGTACTACGTGACGAGCTCTAAAGAACGTATTTGCTGTGTCTACCAGAATGTATGTACTCATATTATATATGTGCCTTTAGTGTTATCATTATAGCATATGATTGATAGAATGTCAATCATGATACTTCGCTTTTGCTTTTATTAATAGGCACTACGTTAATGTACCCCATTTCTCGCGCTGTGTTAAGACCTTCTTCGCCTAACACTTGCATAGCAATAGTTCGAAACCATCCATCTACAATCTGTTCGTTTGACTCACCGCTATAACCAGCATCAAGTAGTTCTTCAATAAACTGATTATTCCAATCAAGCTCAAAGAAACCGTTCTTAATATTCTTTGGATTAATTTGTGTATCTAACACAGCAACCCATGCTTCGCCTTTAGCAGTAGCAGCTTCTTTTTCTTTAGCAAGAATTGCTCTGCGTAAATATTCATTAGTAGATTCTACAGGCATTTCTTGTTGTACTTTTTCTTCTCTGCCTAGTAGCTTATTGAGCCATTTCATATGTGTTTCCTTAGTTTATCGATTTGTTCATCTTTGTGTACGCCCTGCCTAAGGGCGTTAAGCGCATCGTCATCAAGTCCCCCAGGCATTTCCGAATAAGCTAATGTGGAGTCTCGGAGTGAATCGGTATCCTTTTGCCATAGCAAGTTTTGCAACTTCTTGTACGGTAAGGTTATAACCTTCTGTACGACCGCCCATCGGCATAAGATATACTGGAACATTGATCCCAATTTTTCTGTAAGCCTCGACAGCTCGATCAACTTCTTCAACGTCAACGCTGTCAGCAACAACAAATTTAAAATACATGTCAGCATTAAGTATAGAGCGGTAATTGGCAGCAACAGCAGGCTTAATAGCGTCTGTCCAAGATTCACCAGATACGGAGAGCTTGGGCGAACAACTAAACGTTGTTTTAAATCTTGCCTGATTCTTAAGGTAATCGGCAAACTCCGTGTGTAAAAATTGTGTAGTGTTTGTTTCAAATGTAACATTCTTTAAGTCCTTCATTCTAGGATGCTCAAACAACTCAATATACAAACGCTGCCAAGCAAGTAGCGGTTCACCGCCAGTGAGAATCAAATGGACATCCTGTCCATTATCCATAGTCCACTTACCTTCTGGAGTAAGCGACAGTATATGTTCTACAACTTCGTCGATAGTCTTGTCCATTACAAGATGTTTGAACTCAGGATAGATACTTGCGTAAGTGTCGCAGCCAGTAAACACCAGCGGCAAGTCTTCAAATACTTTTGCAGTTAGATGCACACCGGAGTCAATAAGTTTTTTAACTTCTGGATTATATTTAGCTTTAGGAGTACCACGAGGAAGTCCAAAGTTTTGACAACGGAAGTTGCAACCATATGTACGTAGGAATACACTAGGTACACCTACATATGCACCTTCGCCTTGTATACTGTAAAAGGCTTCGCTATATCTCAATTTCATCGTGCAAACTCCTGTTGCAGTTTAATATTGTCAAAGAATTCTTTCTTTGTACCAGCATCGTGTTTAAAGCTACCTTCAAGTACAGTAGTTTGTGTAAGACTACTATTTGCCATGATGCCGCGATTCTCACAGCATCCGTGTGTTGCTTGAATATACACTCCTAAGTTACTAGTACCTGTAGCAGCTTTAATCTCACGTGCGATGTCATTACACAGTTCTTCTTGTAATGTACCACGTCTAGCACACCACTGTGCAATACGAGTATATTTGCTAAGACCAATTAACTTTTGAGAAGCAATAATGCCAATATAAGCAATGCCACTAACGGGCTGGTGATGATGACTGCACATGCTACGCAACTCACTGCGAACAACCAACATGCCTTCATATCTATCCTCGCTGTCATTTGGGAACGCCGTTGCACTAGGCATAGGATCATAACGTCCGCTCATAATCTCATTGTAGTACATTTTAGCAAGGCGCTTTGCAGTACCTTTGCTGTTAGGATCATTTTCACGATCAATTAGCAGTGTGTCAAGTACACTTTCAAATGCTTGTGCAGCTTCGTTGATAAGGATGTCTTTTGTATCATTGGAAATATATTCGCTGATGTTATCGCCTGCCCAAAAGCGTTTATTTTCCGAGTGCATCTTCTCACGAAGCACTTGAGATAAGTTTTTTTCTGTCATTTATTTCTCCGAGTTATTGACGTGGATGTCTTATATACTATTAAGTATACACTGTTATTTAGGCTTTGTCAAGTAGTTTCTTATAATTTCCTTTTTCAGGAATTACGTGCCTTACGCCACCTCGAGGATCCGCCATGTCCTCTTTGCGTCGTGGAATCAAATGTACATGAGCATATTCTACAGTTTGTCCTGCCGCTTCGCCTACATTCTGTCCTATGTTAAACGCTTCACAATATCCACGTTCTGTCCAATCGTATCCCCACTTGTATGCTGCTTCCCAGCATTTTACAAGATGTTGCCAATCTTCTACTTTAGGAACAAAAAGAACGTGACCTTCTGTTACCGGAAAGTCGTCCTTATATACTGTAAAGTCTTTTGTATCTACTAATACTTCAGTCCAAGGTTTAGTATTCATTAACAGTTTCCCAAGGATAAACTAACCAAACGTCATCTTCTGCTTTGTTAATTTCGTGACAAGTATAATCTACGGTGCCGTTAAACCCACTTGCTAGATTATCTGTAAGTGTAGCAAAGCGAACATTCTTATGCCAAACTGTATTCCAAGTTTCTTCATCGGGCAAACAACTGCTCTGCCAATCTTCTTTGATCCAGTTAAATGTAGCACCGCTATCGTTGATATCATCTACAATAAGAATATTCTTACGTAGTGACAGGTCCCATCTTGCACCAGTAATGCCGGTTTCTTCAGCATTATTATATCCAAACGCTTCCTCGCTCATCCAAAGATTACTCTCAGGTCCGCATTCACTATCGCGCAAACTAACTTTAAGTGCTTCGCAGCGAACTTTAAGCATGTTACTAATGATAGTAGCAGGAATATTGCCGCCACGAGTAATTCCTACAATATAATCAGGACGCCAGTTGTCTGCATACATGCTAGTAACAATCTGTACGCACATCTTTTCAATGTCTTGCCAACTGTAATAATGTTTCTTAATCATTTCATGCTCTCCAGTGTTGCAATTTTAGCAATCTTATCACCAAAATCATCGTCCTTGTGAATAATGTAAGTAGTTGTATTAGTACGATCTTTTACCCGATCATATGTTCGAAACTCTACCACACGTCCGCCTATTGCACTAAACACTCTAAAGTTTAGTATAGGGTCAGCATCGCACACAGTTGCTTCAGTATCACGCGAACATGTTACCGTGTCACGACCAACTGTGCATTTTTCTTCTTCATAATCGCTACCTTGCCTTGCCCAGCTAGCTACTAGTTTTTTAAACCATCTCATTTAGATTCCTTAATTGCATCAAATGTTTTATACTTTGCAAGTTGCGACTCATACGCATCTTTTAGTTCTTTTAGCTTAGGATACTTTGCTTCCATATCTACGTGTTGCTTTAATAATAACACAGAGTCACGCAGTTCGTCAAGTTCTTTCATAACATCTCTGCCTTGAACAACAAGAGGAATATCAATCTGCACCGTATTAGGATCTAACGAGTCTCTTATAGTCAGATTACCAGTAATAGCACTAGCACTACTATACGTTCCGGTTAAACTGGAATTAGTGTTCGAGCTCATATTTTTCCTTCAAGTATTGTTCATGTTGTACCCAAGCACCGTCTTTGACAAAGCCCCATTCTCTTAGTTTAGGACCAGGTACAAACAAAGTCCAAGGCTCAATACCAGGCTCAAGTTCAATGCTATGAAGAGACTTAGGACTGCTAAACCTAAAATGCCCCGGTCGTCTCCACAATTTACCTGCTGGAGTATGTTCCCAATACCCGCCGCTAAGAATAAAAGTAAAGTAAGGCCAAGGATGATCATGTAAGTCATCTAAATCTCCTTTATGAAAGTTATGTAAAAAGACATTAAACGGAAACCATGTACGCTCTTTTAAGAAAAGATAATAGCGTGTTAAGTACGGCTCGTTGTGGTAACGGTCCATAATCACACGCTTGCGATCTACACGTTCTAGCAGTTTAAGAAAGATTGTGCCAATAGATATATTATCCTTTAATTGTGTCATACAATGCTGCTCCACTAAAAAATTCTTTGTTTAGTTTAGTAACTTGTTTAGCTAGACTAACTGCAAAGTCATCGTAATTTTCCATGTACTCTACAATACGTGCAATTACTTTGTCTTTGTGATACAAGTAAGCGTCATAGTCTTCAGTCCATTCGCTTGGGTATAAGAACTCTGGAACAGCCATTTCACTGTAGCTTAGTCTATTCGGCACCATAGGAATAGCATTTACTAATGCACCTTCATACCAACTAATACCTAGTGTTTCTTGTAGGTTAGCACTAAACACAAGTTTAGCTTCCCCTAGCAAGTTATGATATTCATTCTTTGTAAGCTGTTGCTCTTGACAAACAACAAACTCATATTGTGGCAGGAGCTGTGCCAAGTCTCTAAAAATATCAACTTGCTTCTCAGGAGCAACACGATGTGGAAACAAGATCAAGTCTCGCTTCTCCATACCTTTATATTGTGTTAAGCTATCTTTAAGATACTCCATAGGCCATCCTACACGAACAATTTTACCACTGTCGTAGATTTCTTCCCAGTCATCGTCGTACCAAGGATTCTCTACCATCATGCCGCCGTGCAGTAATTCATCAAAGAACATCCGAACATGGAACTCTGTAGCAAAGAAGTTATTGTCGTACACATGATACATACTCTTCTCAGCATGTCTTACCCAGGGCTTATTGCCAATTAGCCTACCAAGAAAATCATGAGGATCATAACTACCAGCATGCCATAAGCCACCGATTCTGATATCAACGCCCAAGAGCTCAGCCATGTAACGAAGCTGGATAACAGTTGGGTTCCAAGCATCCGTATATAGAAAATAGTCTCCATTCTTTACCTCACCTTTGCAAAACATTTCACCAATGATTTCTAATTGCTTACTCTTATAAACATTAGTACCACCAAAATTAAGAAACGCCCCAGGCGTAGTTGCCTGAGGAGTATTTCCGCCGCTAATAACTTTAACATCTTCATTAGTAGCATGCCGCATTTGCTTAGGCAAATACTCTTTCCACTGTTTAGTGTAGCGGGTATCTACTGCTTCAATGTCTACTATGAAGATTGTCATTTAGTTACCTCGATTGCTTTCAAACCTTGGGTTAGGACGGCGTGTGCGACGATTGGGATCGTAGCTTGCGCCTGCACGAGATTTTGCTCGCAGCCAACCTTGGTGTTTGTTGTACGCAATCCAAGTTGGTGACTCGTTGCTATACATGTCTTTTTCATCAAAGACTTTTGCTTCAAAGCGACAGTAGTCACGGAATTTATCCAAGTCGTCAAATACTTTGCGGATAACAGGATTCTCAATTGACATAGTTTTTACCTTTTTAATTCTTAGGATAAAAGTTTGAACAGCCGTTTTCGCCATCTTCGGCAACATCAATCTCTACAAATCGGCCGGGATACTTTGTAGAAATTTCTCTGTACAAGTCATCTGCGATCATTTCGCAGCTCTTGTGATTTAGTTGTAGTACAGATGTAGAGCTATCTACTTCAGCATACAACCGTTCCATCCAACGTTTAAATTGGATAAACTCAATATCGCGATCGTTATGGAACACTTCGATGCGAACTTTAAAATGGAAAATATGGCGATGCGGAACGCCAAGGAATGATACATCATCCCATCCGCCTGTTGCTAGTTTAGGATTAGTGTCTGCACCAGGGTACATATGTACCCCCTCTTTAGAGAACGTGACCCAAATACTTTTAGTAGGTTCTGTCATAGTTCTTTCTTCTCTTATTTTGCGTAGTATGTAGTTGTGATAGTTTTCTTGCTCATACATTAATTATACGCTCACTTTAACACTTTGTCAAGGCCATATTCGCGCCAGTCAGTAAATTTATCACGGTCCATCAAATTATGCAGGTTATGGCACCAAACGCCCGGATTAGTTGCACGAAACCCTTTGTCGTCAATCTTGACCATTGTGTTGTAGTTCCATTGTTTAACGTAAGGAACAACTACACGAAGCTGCGGAATAAAATAATTGCTCTCAATCAGCCCGCCGTCCATAAACCATTCTAAGTTAATAGTGCTCGGAATATCTAGACTACAAAAGATACCTTCATCTAAAAACAGTTGAATTAATTTATCCCATGCTTCAAAGTCTTCCGCTGCAACAGGATTGTAACTGTGATTAGCACCAAAAAAGATATGCTCGCATTGTTCTTCTTTGTAGTACTTCATAACTTCATTGTAGTCTTGAATACCAGTAACAAACAATGTCTTCATTCCAAATGCAGGAGTCTTTTCAACTTCTACACCTGTAAAGAATGTAATACTGTCTGCTGTGCCTGTGTCGTAATCACGTTTCATATTACGCTCTGAACTCAAAAAGTCGGTTGCTTGTATTAGTTGAAAGTTTTTTTATATGTGTCATTGCTCCTTCGGTAATACGATATTGGTATTGTCCACTGGTTTGCCTCTCAAAATAGCCCAAATGATTGTTGTAACGAATGTATTTAGGCATATTCTTTGGATTGCTAGATTTAAGCATAGATTGTCCGTACTCCCATGCTTCTTTAAGTTTAGATTGTATTTCGTTACATGTAAAATCATAAACTTTTGCTTCAGTAACTACGTTGTCACCAGTAAGTATATTTTCATCATATTCAACACGGTATTGCCGTTGAATCTTATTTCTAATATTACTATATTCCCAAGAAGTATTTATAATATCTACAGGTAGCATAGCACCTACTGTATGACCGCTTGTGCTACTTCTCAAACGGCTTTTAATTTCTAGTCCATACTTGGGAAGATCTATACCTTTTCCTCGATTAACTTTGTAACCTTTATCTTCAAGATCGTTTTCAATCCATCTTCCAATATTACCATTATACTGTTTCATTGGAATAACTGTTCCGGGTTTTATTGCACTATTAAGTGATATTACTTTTATCATCATTCTAAACCTTTTTGTATCAAATATGCATTAATACAATGCATCTCATCTTTAAGCCAAAGTTTCATAGTTTTCATTCTACGAATTTCGTCTTGTTTTGTAACATCAGTATAACTTGCTTCTATTTCGTTGTCAAGTTCTCTATGCCTAATTTTTAGTTCTTCGTAATGCTGCTTGAGTCTATCTTCGTCATTTTCATAATTGTCCATTTTCCAAGTCCTCTAACAAGTGTGTTTGATCTTCAGTAAAACAACCATCTTCTAGTTCTTCTACTTCTGGTTCAACAACATCAAACAATGCTCCAAAGTAAGTACTAGAGTTTACAGTCTTTTTACCAATGGCTCCGCGAGTGCCCGGAATTGACATCCAAAACTTAGAGTTATTGTCAATTAAGGCGTTTGCTTCTTCTCTTGTAGTTGCTGCAAATATTGTTTCAACAACGTCTCTAAAAAAGACCCTGTCAAATTGCTCTTGTACAAGCATTCTCGGTACAACTCCAGCATCGTATTGTCTATTGGCTTCTTGAACTGCATTGATGTGACTCCAAACATTATGACCCATTTGAATGGCATATGAAAAACTATCCCAAGATGTTCTTCCTTCTTTGCCAATCTTATTTAAGTCGCCCGGCTTGTAAATGCATACATCACTGACTTTCATTTCTGCTGTAATAGGACTATCTTCAAAGTTTTTAAAGATGCCATCTTGCAATACTGCTTGTTTAAAAGTTCTAGTATCGATTGAATACTTCTTATCATCAATGCTAGGCACCATTCGGTAAGTCCACTTACCTCTATCAGGAGTTTCATTTTGAACGTAGATCTGTCCATTAGCTGTTGCTAAGAACGGACTTGCACAGTCAAATGTAAGCATCATAGTGGGGTTATAGTACTTGCGTATAGCCCGCTGTACGTCCGTAAGCAAACATGCCCACTCTAGCTTGCTTGTGCCTAGAAAGTGCATTACATCGTGTATACCGCTTTGTAACAAGCCATCAAAGTGCATAGAAACAATGCGTTTAAGAACCAAGTGTACGTCACACATGTTTTGACCGCCCATCGACCACCCATTAAAGTGATTGTCCGGATACTTGGCTGGATCGCAATAGTCTTTCATTTGCTCGTACCAGTCATCTGCATCTGCATGATTCTCACCTTGTAGTACGTTTAAGAACTTACAAGCACCAGTGCGGTGTTTCATCCAGTAGTCGTTATTAATACGTGTTGCTTTAACTGCTTCGTTGTATGTGCTAATGCCAGTAGCTTTTGCACCTTCAGGGCTACGAGCAACCCAAGCCGGGATATCAAGTACCATGCCATAGTCCATGTAAGCGTCCATCCAACGCAATACACCGTCTCGTTTCTTTTGAGCTTTAGGACAATTAGGATCTTTCCAATCACCTTCCCAAACACCCTTACCAATCTGGAATCCACCTGAATCGCCCAGCAACCAAGTGTTTTCACGGTCTCTATTACGTACCATATCTTCTTTAGCTACAAACTTAGTCGTATCTAAATCAGCATGTCCTGCAGAGTAAAGCGTCCACTTGTATGTGAACGCTCCTTCTTGTGCGTTTAGATAGTTAAGACTTTCTATACCGTTAGCAAAATTAGCAGGGATACGGTCATCAGGAACATACGGACCTTTAACAGGATCAGGATGACGTTGTTTGCCTACATAAGTCGCATAGAAGCCACTAAGTGCAGGTAAGAAATGTGCGTAATCGTTCTGTGATGCTGTTAGGTCTTTATTCATATTACTTACTCTGCGCTGGAAGGATGTAGTTGTATTTTGCCATACCTGAATCAACACTAATCATCATAGCACCCTGATCACTAATGCTCATAGTAGTAGTACCGCTTAGATTTAAAATACTTTGAACAGCGGCAACTGGCCAACTCCAAGTGTGCGACAGTTTACCT